CGTACTCGTCGATTGGGATGAGGCAGTCGGTGTCATGCTTGACGGTACCAGCGCCCGCGTTGAGCGCGTTGACTTCGACCTCGCAGACGAAGCCGAGTTGCGTCTGCCCGTACACCTTGAACGTGAGGTCGTCGCCCGACACGATGTCGCCGCCACCGCCGAAGGCTAGAGCGGTCAGCGCACCGTTTGCGTATACGTTATGGTTGTACGCAACGCCGATGTCGAAGTCCTGTGTTGAGTTGCACGAGAACTTCGCCGCAACAACGCCCTCTAGCGGCGTGGGCGGCGTCACGGTATTGAGTCCCGCTACGAATGTGTGACTGACTCTCGCCAGAACCGATCCCACAGCGTTCAGGAACTCGACGTAGGAGCCTGAATCCGGGTGTAGCGTCGGTGCCGCATCAACGGTGAACTCGTACTTCGTCAGCCGCACAACCGATGGGAACGTCTGCTGCACGCGAAGCGACCATGTAGTGCCGAGGTCAGCGGCGGCTAGAGTCCTGGTGCCGCCGTCGGTCGAGTTGTCGATGATGACCGACTCCGTGCTCCAACCGCTGTCTGTCGCCACGTCAGGGACGGCACCCGCGGGGATCGGGAGCGGCCCCAACAGCGTGCGGCGATACTCGCCCGCGACGGTTGCGGGGACAGCCTCGGTCGTGAACGATTGCGTGACCGCGATACCGCTGCCCGTCACCGTCGAGATAGCCTGATACGTCGTGTCACCAGGCGTGGCGTCGGGCTGCTCGAGACGTGCGGAGAGCAGGTACCAGCCAGCCTCATCGTTCGCGTCGAGGTCGGTGCCGTCACCCACGAGTACGCCGTCTGCGTCCATCGTGGCGGATGCAGCCTGCCCGCCGACAGCATGTGCATCGGCGGTGCCAGCGAGGTCCTGTACCAGTAGTGGTTCAGTTGCGGAGTGGCGGAAGCCGAGGTACACGCCGTCAACGTCGTCATCGAAGGTGACTGAAGCGCGGAACGGCGCGGGCATGGAGCCGACAACGCCGGGGACCGCGTAGAGTGCGGGAGTGGATGCGGCGCCCGTCGGCGTGATGGTGACTTCGGGACGCTTCCAACCCGCCTCACATGTGATCGTGAGGTCGAGCGCGGTGAACGTGCGGCCTGATGCGACCGCCTTGTACGTCTCGGAGTGCTTCACGTCGAGCACGCGGGCGGTGTAGGCGTAAGACGCGCTCCGAGCCTGGAACACCCAATCGACGCCGGGGATGATCGCAAGCAGCGTGGCGTTGATGTTCGTCGCCAGCGCGTCAGGCGTGGCATTCTCGAACAGCAGGCCGAGCGTGTGCGTCACCGTCGGCTCGTAAGGCGAGTCGGGATACGTCTCTTTGCGGAGTCCCGCCGCCAGGTGTGCGCGAAGGCCGGCCGACATGGTAGGCACGCCGTATGTGAACGTGCGGACGAACCTACCGCTTGCGGCGTCGGACGCATCGAACGCGCCGAACAGGTGAGTGTCGATGAGTGCCACTAGTGTCTCCTATCCGGTCATGCCCATGAGTCCGAGCATCGCGCCTACCGACACGTCGCCTGAGTTGATGCGCGCAACGTCGGCGTCAAGCTTCGCCATGTCCGTGTAGCGCGGATCGGCGATGATGACCACCTGCGCGGATTGCGTGACGCTGCCGCCGTTGTCGATGAGCCGCTCCACCTGCGTCTCGCGGAGCACCATCTCTCCTGCTTGCAGGGAGTACATGCCGGAGGTGGCGATCATGCCGCCGCCGTGGCGTACCTGTGGCCCGCGCACCTCGCCGCGCCCCGTGTAGCCCTCATTGAGAGCGGTCTGGAGTCCCGTGCGGAAGTGTGAAGCGGCAAGGGAAGCGGCGTTGATGCGCTTGATGACCTCGTTCACGCTCTGGATGCTGCCGTCGTTGGGGTAGTCCTCGGAGAGCGCCGTCTTGACGGCTGCCTCCATGTCAGCAGCAGCATCGGCGGCGCGCAGTTCCGCACTCTCGACGCCGAGTTGTGCACGCGCCACGTCATCGGCAGTGGACTCGCTGTCGGCCATGACATCATTGAGGCGTTGCCGCGCACCTGACAAGTCGAGTTGCGCTGTGCGGTTGGCGATGTCGAGGTCGGTGAGCGTGCGCGTCTTGCCAGCGAGTGAATCGGCCGCGACCATCGCGCCGTCCATCGCGCGGGTGAGGGCGTCTGTCTCGGCGGCTGCTTCGCCTGCCTCATCGCCGTAGTCGCCAGTGGCACCCGCGAGGGCGACTGTCGCGTCCTCTGCTTCTGGTGCGGATTGCGGTATGTCGATGCCGAGCTTGTCGGCAAAGAACTTGACCGAATCGCCCGCGAACTGCGAGGCCGTTTCGATGACCTTGAGCGCAGACACGATGTTGAGTCGGAGCGCCGACCCGACCGCTTCCGCGACAGGCTGTATGCGATCGAGCGTGTCGGCGAAGTTGCCCACCTCGTCGGCTGTGTCTCCGACGAGCCCCTTACCGAACGCCTCCTGAATGTTCTCGTAGGCGACTTGCGCGCGCTCCATCGAGCCCTGGATGGTCTTACCGTAGGCCTCGGCCTGCCCCGCGAATCGCTCCTGCATCATCGCCAGAGCCTCTTGCGATGTAGCGCCTTCCTCGAGGATGATGCCATACCGCGAAAGGATTCCCGTGTTGCCTGCGGCGACCTTACCGACGAGTTCTGCTGCCGTCTTGAGGTCGATGTTCTTGCCTCGCGCCACGTCGGTGACGAGGGCTAGATTCTCCTGAGCGACTGTCACATCGCCGGTCGTCTGCGTGAGCGTTGCGAGTGCGATGATGAGGTCGTCGTCGTCGTATGCGGAACTACGCATCGCCTTACTTACGGTGCCGTTCAGTGTGTCGGCTAGATCCTCGTATGATTCGCCGGTCGCATTCACAGCTGAGATCAACCGCTGCGCGTTCACCTCGGATGCGATGTACGCCTTCACGCTTGCGGCGGCGAACGCAGCAACGGCGGTAGCAGCAGCAACAGCGGCGGCCTGAACTTGCGGCGAGGACGCCACGGCGTTGAATTTCTGCCCCGCGGTGGTTGCCTCGGCGAGTTCCTTCTTGACGTTCTGCGCGCCCTTGAGCGCGATCTCGCCGTATACGGTGAACGCCTTAGTTGCCATTCTCTACACCGTCCCAGGCTGCTAGTGTGTCGGCGATTATCTCCTCGGCGGTGCGTGTGTCGCGCTTCCACGCAGGGGTGAAGAACAGGTCCGTCAGGTGTGCGGGGTCATGGACGGCGTACATGAACGCGGTAGCCTCGCGACGTATGCGCGCGTCCTCTATGCGGTCGGCGCGGCTTGCCCACGCGCGGACTTCTTGCGAGGGCCAGGTGAGGACTTCGCGGGGGTCGCGTCCGAAGTAGTGGGCGACGAGGGCGGCGGAGTCGTCTGCCCCTCCGCCCCAGATGCGTTTCCCGAATCGTCACCCGGAGTGGCGTCGATGCCCTTGATGAGCGTGTAGCCGAGGCGCACGAGGTCGCCGCCTCCGAGCGTGGACACGTCGAAGTCGGGGATGCACGCTTGCACGAGCGGCTGCAAGGCAAGGAGCGCGTCCACAGTCGGCTCGGCGCGGAACGCCTGCATCGCAGCATCCCACGCGAGTTCATCAGCGACCGACGGATTGACGACGCCATACTCGACGTCGCCAATCCTGATCGGCTCATCGGTGGTGAGGTTGAAGGTACGCATGTCACTCCTCGGGTTCAGCCGCTAGGACACGACGGCGTTGGACGGCCAGATGATCTCCCACGGCTCGGTCGCCAGGTCGGTGTCGTCGTAGTGCGCCTCGAACGAAACCTCCATGACGGCCGCGTCGTCCTTCGACGGCGTGAACACCAGCGGCTCGTAGGAGAGCGGGTTCTTGAGGATGAACGCGACGGCACCAGCGGCCGATGCAGGGTCGCCGACCCACGCCACGCTCGTGAGGTAGTCAGCCGCGAGCACGTCGGCGGAACGGGTGATCGTCGCCACGTTGCCAACCTCAGAGACTGTCGCGCCGGGGAGCTTGTCGAGAAGCGTGTCGAGGTCGATGTCCACGAGCGTCATCTTGCCGGTGGCCGTCCCCTTGATGCGGTGCGTCATGCCCTTGATCTTGCCGAGCGCGCCGTCGATGTCCTCGCCGACGTTCTTGAACTCCTGCACGATGGTGATCTCGTTGCCGCCACGGGTGGCGCCGATGATGTTGGCAACCTGCGTCGAGAGTGCGGCGGCCTTGTTGTAGTTGCGGACCCACACGCCCGCGCCGAACACATGCCGCTCGACAGTGTTGCTCGTGATTCCGTGCGATCCCATAGTCGTCTCCTTCTAGCTGATGGTCGGGTCGTTGTAAGCGGCACACAGCCGCACGCTCACGTAGGTGGCCGTGTAGACGGCTCGGTATCGGTAGTCGGCGAGGTCGTCGTCTGAGACCGGCTGCATGTCCTCGAGCGTCCAGTCGCTCGTCGCGCCCGCGTTCGATGTGTCCTGCATGCGCCAGGTGACGATGAGCTCGTGCGCGTCCTCCATCGCCTCGACAAGCGCGGCGAGGTTCGTCTCATCGCCGTAGGCGTAGCCGTCGAGCGTGAGCGTGGCGATGCGCATGTAGCCGCCGTCGTCGGCAGGCGTCGAGAGTGCGAGCGAGCCGATAACGTAAGGACTCCCACTCGGGGAGCCCTTGTACTCGGGTGGAGCCTTGCCGCGCCACAAGTCGAGCGGCGCGTTCAGTCGCGCGTAGAGCGCGGCCCACAGTGCTTCCATATGCTCACCTCCCTAGTCGTTTCGTCAGGTGCGCGGAGAAGGTGCGCTCCACGTCGGGCAGGTGGTCCATGATTGCCGGACGGATGTACGGGCGGGCTGGCATGGTGACTTGCTTCACGCGCGCCCACTTGCCGTCGCGCGTCTTGAATGTCAGGTACTCGGCATTCTTCGCCTTGATGGTGCCGCCGTACTCGTGGATCCCCGCGTACTTCGCAGACGCACCTACGCGGGCGACAGATGCCATACCCCGCTTGTCCATGTCGTAGTCGATGCCCGCGCGCAGGTTGCCGCTACGGACGTTCAGTTGCTCGGCCGATGAGCCGCCACCGCTGACGTTGCGCTTCGCCTGGTTCTTCGCCTTGCGCGCGATCTCCTCAAGCGCACCTTCGGCGGCAGAGTTGATGGCTCGATAGGCGGCCGCGGATTCGTCGATGAACGTCACCGCGTCACCTCCTTGAGGTCGAGCCGCGTCACCTCCCCATCGGGGTCGGCGCCTAAGATGTCGTAGGTGGTCGAACCGCACACGATGCGGTTGCCAGCGACAGCCCACGCGACGTGATCGACGCGCGCTACCTTCGTGACGGGGTACTCGTATCGGCCTGCCGCAGCGTTACGGCCCTCGCGTGGGCTCGTGAGTGAGCCCCAGACGGTCGTACCGACTGTCCAGGTATCCTCGACGCCGCCTGTGGTTCCCTTCGCTGCAACGAGGCTGTACGGCGTCAGGCGGTACTTCATCAGCCCTGCATGACGCATCGCTTACCACCCCCGCAGAAGCGTGATGACACGCATCACTCTCGGCGGGACTGCCAGCGGGTACGTCGAGCGCCCCATGTCGCCGTCGGTCACGGACGATGCGCCGGGGTCGCGGTTCGCGTAGAGCTCGGCCACCCAATCGCGGACGGCGCCCGCGAGCATCGGCTGATACCGCGCCCACGCGTCCGAGAGCGAGATGCCGCCCGTGTAGGTGACGGTGTAGGTGCCGGGTGTCAGCGTGTACGGCGCGCGGAAGCGGCCTGTCGCGTAGTCGATGTCGAACAGCGTCGTGACCACATCGCTGTTGGAGTCGGTGACGGTGAGCGTGGCGGTCGATGATACCGGCCAGTTGAGCACGCCGAAGCCCCGACTGTTGCGACCGACGCTCACGTGCTCGGTGGCAGCAGCGGCGATGATGAGCCGCCCGACTTCGGATTCGATAGCGGCCTCGACCGATGTGATGAGGCCGCCGATCACATCGTCCTCGTCGGTGGAGGATACGCGCAGATAGCCCTTCGCGTCTGCGAGTGTGAGCAGCGCGCCGTCGTTGGCAACCGCCGCTGATTCCAAGTCTATCGTCATGCCGTAGTCACCACCTTCGACTCGCTCACTTTGCCGTCGTAGCTGAACCTGACGCTATACGCCGCGCCATGCGGGACAGCGAGCGAGAACTCCCCATCGCCGTCCGTGGTCGTGGAGTTCTTCACGGTGCCGTCGGCTAGGATGGCTTCGACGAGCACGCCCGCCGTGAGCACGCCGCCGACCTTAACGGGTCCGAGTGCGCCGCTGCCGTCATCCGCCACCGTAGCGTGCGTGATGGTCGCCCAACTCGCGGGTACGGGGTAGTCGGCGGCCAGGAGCGGTGTCGTCGGGATCGCGTTCACGCTCACCTGACTCGCTGCCGCCTTAGCCGCGTCATACGCTGCGGTGAGGGTCATCGCATCGCCAGCGCGTGCGGGCATCGTCGTGAGGCCGTCGTCCCAACATGAGCCGCCTACCGTCCCTACGCCGCCGTCGAACATGAACAGCAGCAGCGTGCCGGGGTGCGGGTGCGCGATGTGGTAGATGCCGCTTCCCGCGACGGGTTCGGTGATGCCCGCCGTGGCGCGTGCGTCGTGTGCGGTGCCGTCTGCGTTGAGCACGGTCACGCCGATGGTGCCGGTGAGTCCCGCTACGCCGTGGTCATAGGTTGGCATCGTGTCTCCTTAGAGGTGCTGACCCGCGAGGGCGTAGTCGAGGTAGTCGAGCGAGAACAGGCTGATGGCTGTTGTCCCCGTGCTCCAACTGACGACGCCGTGGTATATATCGACCGTGGTTCCTGGCAGAACAGCGGCTACCGTCTGTGTCCACAACACCGTGTCCGACCTGTCGGCGTACAGCGTGAAGGTAGTCGCCGTGTTCGCGGCGTTCACGTCTATCCGAAGGCGATACCAGACGCCCTTTGTCAACGCGAACGTGCTGGCGGTCGCCGTGTCTGTCGAGGCGACGGTCACATGACCGCTGAGAGTGACGTTATCTATAGACGCGAAGAAGCCGTTAGCGATTGCCGCCGCCGCGCCGACATTGTTCATGGCCCCCAGACGAGTCACGGTTGTAGCGTCTACGGAGGCTGGAACCATGAAAACAAACGTGAACGATTCGCCGCCCACGAGCCTTACAGTTCCCGCCGAGAGATAGAGTCGATACCCAGAGTTCGCGGATGTGCTCGAAGCCATCAACTTGATTCCTGGGTGTCCTGCTACCGATATTCCTGATACTGTGCCGCCTGCCAGCGCACCGACTGTCCACGGGAAGGCCCATGTTGCTGAATCAGAAATAATATGGCTTGACGCGATGATGGCCCGAGGTTCAGCCCACGACCGCACGCCCGCCGCCGTCGAGGACAGCACTAGGCCGTCGATGGTGGGATTACCGAGGATAGGTTCACCTGGTCTGCGTGCCACGTCACCCATCAGTTACCAACTCCCAACTTCGAGCGGAGGATTGCTTGCTCATCAGGTGTCAGGCCGTGCCGCTCAAGATGCCCCTGCATCTCGGGGTCGGTGAGCAGGTAGCCGACAACGAAGTCGTAGGAGCCGAGGCGGTCGTTGAGGTTCGACTGCGGGAGCCACACGTATTCCCAGACTGCCATCTCGCGCGGGGGCATGGCCTCGGTGCCGTCGGGATACTCCCACCGCACGATGATGCGGTCGTTCACGTCGAGCGGCTGCGCGTCATGGACGGCGACGGCCTCGGTGATGTCAGGCTGCCACGGCTCAAGGAGCAGGAGTGCAGCGAGGACGATGACCGCGACCAGCGCGGCGGTGAGGATGATGTCGAGGACGCGGCTCATAGCGAACCTCCGAGTGTCATAGGGTGCCGCCTCTCACGAAGGGACGTGCGCGAACGTGTGTCCGGCGATGACCGTCTGCGGCCTCCACTGACCGAACGTGGTAGCGCGTGCGCGGCGGGCTATCTCATCGCACTCACTCAATGGCTATCTCCTCAGGTAGTCGGCGAACGAACCGTCGAAGCGTCCGTAGAAGTGCTCCCACTTCCACACCGCGTAGCGCGGATCGTGGGAGTCACGGATGCTGTAGTCGATGTTCGGGAAGTCGGGCAGGTACGCGATATGCGTGCGCTCGCGCTTGAGCCCTTCGTAGAGCGACCCCTCGAGGCCGCCCCAATACTTCACCGGCTGCGAGAAGCCACCACACCGGGCGATGAATGCGAGGTCGAACGCGCACACGTTGAACATCTGGATGGACGGGTGTACGAACACGCGCCGCCCCGCGACTCGGATGGTCTGCTGCGATGCCAACTCGGGGATGCCACATGCGACCATCGGGTAGCCGCCCGCGCACATGACCTCGGCGAGTGCCGCGTCCCAACCCGGCGTCACACACGCGCTGTCGGGGTCAACCGTGATGAGGATGGTCCCCGGTGGTTGCGGATTGTGCGCGAGGAAGTTGTTAAGACTCCCTTGCAGGCCGAGATCATCGCCGCTGTCGAACGTCTGGTAGCCGTAGCGGGTAGCCGCCTCCGCAAGCGCGGCCTCGTTCTCCTCAACGCTCGGGAGCGGGTACTTGTTGAGCAACACCCACCGCTCATCGACGACGCCGCTCCACGGGATGATGGCGCGGGATGCGTCGAACATCGCAGCGGGCGCGTAGCAGGGCGTGACGGTTATCACCTTGCGACCGTTCAGCATCCCGCCGCCTCCAAGAAAGCCTGCACGTCGGTCATCAGCGGTATGCGCTCACGCAGCACGTTCTCTGGCCACGTCCACCATGCCGTCGAGATGAGGCGCGCGATGGTCACGTCGTCGAAGCGCTTGCGCACCACGCGGGCGGGATTGCCCACCGCGACCGCGTAGTCGGGAACGGAGCGCGGCACGACTGCACCGGCACCGATGACGGCGCCGTGGCCGATGGTGACTCCCGGCAGGATGATTGTGTGTGAGCCGATCCACACGTCGGAGCCGATGTTGACATCGCCGCGGCTGAATCCAGCGAGCTCGCCGACGCCGAACTTGACCGCGAACGGATAGCTGCTCACGGCCTCGGTGTGATGCTCACCACCCGCGATGATGGTGATGGCCTCGCCGAGTGAGCAGTAGTCACCGATGGTGATGTGGCCCTCGAACTCGGAGAAGCTGCATCCTGCGCCGTGGTAGGTGTGCGGACCTATCTGCATGCTGTCCCCCTGATGCGGCGGTACGCCTCACCGTCGAGTAGCAGTTGCTTGTGCGGGACGCTCGAGGATGTCTGCATGTAGAAGTGGTGGACGTAACTCTCAGGCGCGTAGCCGACCCTCAGCCCCTCGTCCGTGCATGTGTCGGCTATCCAGTTGTCGCCGTAGTAGTGGCGCATGTCCTCGGGGAAGTAGCCGATGCGTTGGATAAGTGCGGCGCGGAAGCAGAAGCACGAGCCGAGTAGCGGTAGCGCGTGCGGGTTGGGGTGCCTCTCGCCACCGAGCGGCCAGTCGGCGGGTAGCACGCCCTCGGTGGAGTACGGGCTCACCACGGCCATGCCGCTGTCGAGCGCACGCTTGAGAGGCCGCCACCAGCCGGGCGAGAACGCGAGGTCGTTGTTCGCCACGCAGATGTACTTCGCACCTGCGGCGATCGCGGCACGGATGCCGACATTCCACGAGGCATTGACGCCGAGGTTCGTCTCGTTGGCGATGTAGGTGAGGTACTTCGCGTCGAGCGCGTGGCGCGTGTCATCGGTCGAGCCGTCGTCTACCACGATGACATCGCACGAGGTCGTGGCCGCCAACGTGTCGAGCGTGAGCAGCGTGTCGTGCAGGTGGTTGTATACGGGGATGACTACGGTGAGGCTCACTTCGGCTCCCACAAGTAGAGGTAGACGGGGGTAGCGGTGAGGTACTCGGACTTCACCAGCGGCGTGAGTGCGAGCGAGTACGCCTTGTCCTCGCCTACCGATATGTCGGGAAAGCCCGCCTTGAGCGCGAGCGTGCGCTTCACCGCGCACACATGCTGCGGGCCTCGCAGGTACACGCCGTCCCGCGTCTCCCAGGCGTTGTGCATGGAGCACTCGACGTTGGCGCGGCTTCCCTGGTGGCAGAGCAGCATCCTGACGCCGATGTGATCCACGCGCTTCTCGATGCCGCGGAACAGCTCCGTGAGGTAGTCGCCTGTCACCAGGTCGTCGTCGTCGATGAAGGCGACGTAGCGCCCGCGTGACGCCTTGAGCATCCGTTGACGCTTCGCACCCACACTCGGCGCGTCGTCTATGTCGATGAGCACCTGCGTGCGTGCCAGCAACTCGGCCGGCTGCTCACTCAAGCATTCGAGCAGACGCGCCAGCTTCTCGGTCCGTGCGTGCATGGAGCACACGAGCACGGACAGGTCGGTCAGCACTTCCCCGCCGCGATGTGCGATGCGAGGCCGGACGCGCTCTTGCACGCCTTGCCGCATTCAGGGCAGACGTTCTTGAGCGCGGTACGCGGATCGACAGGCTTGATGTCGGTGCGCGGCTCGTACGGCGCGGGCGGGAACAGGTCGGCGTCATCGGTGAGCGGACGGCCAGCAAGTGGACCGTCGAGGTAGGTGCATCCCGCGTCTGCAAGGGCTCGCGCGACGTGCATCGGTATCTCGCGCCGACGCCGGGACTCGACGTCGCCGCGGCCTCGGATGACCGTCCCCTTCGTGACATACGTGCGTGAGTCGCGCATCGGTGCTTCCTTCCTCGAGATGACACGCTGGATACCGTCTTCGTCATACGGGAGTGCGGGGTCGTACTCGGGTGTGTGGAGGTCGGGCCAGAACAGCCCGGACGGTGTGCGATACGCCTTCACCCTCGCCACCTCCATGCCGTTGCGATACGCGATGAGGTGCTGCGGGGATGTGACCACGCGCCCATCGTCGAGCAGATGGCCGACAACGCAGTCAGGATCGCAAGCGAGTGGCGTGAGCAGACGGGTATGCGCACGGTCGATAGCCTCGCCGTATTCGGGTGTGAATACTCGCGCATACGTCGCTCCGTCGGTCAGGAGGCAGAAGTGGCCGCAGGCGTCCACTGGTGACGCCACAGACGGCCATACGGTCGCCCATGTATCTCCGCGATGCAGCCACAATCCAGGCGCTCGCAACTCCCCGCGCCGCGAAGTCTCGATGCCGGTAGCCGCGACGTACCCGCTGTCGAGCAAGCGAGTGAGGCGCGTCCACACATCAGGCGGCACGATGCCGTCGTCCTCGAGGTAGAGCACGCGCCCACAGTCGCGGGTGAGCGTCTGTGAGTGGCGGCGCATGGACAGGTGGCGTGCGCGTCTAGCGTCCACCGACACGGGGGCGCGGCAGTTGCCGGTGTTGTGCGCCGTGACCGCGAACCCTGCGGCCATGAGCGCCTTCGGCCACGCGGCGCCGTGAGGTGAGTCCACCAACACGATAGCCGAGCGGGGTATGTCGGATGCCACCAGCGATGCCACCACGCGCGGATCAGGTGGGCGGGTGACAGGCAGGAACAGCAAGGGGTGCTCCCCTCAACAGAACGCACGGACGGCCCCGAGGAAGTACCGGCCGTGCGCTCAGGTGAGGGGGTGAGGCGCGAAGCCCCACCCCCGTGATGCTGTGCGGCGACTAGGAGATGTAGCCGTTGCCATCCTCGGTGTTGTTGCAGTAGATGAACGAGCCGGGGATGCGGTGCGAGAAGCCGAGGCGCTTCTCAAACAGCAGCGTGCGGGTGTTCTGCACGAACTGCTTGTCGATGACGCCGACTTCCACGTTCTCGGCCTCGAGGTCGTGAATGCGGGCGCCGAGTGTGCCGTTACCCACGAGCAGGTAGTGGCTGCCAGCGTTGGCCGGATCCTCGAACGCGGGCGACTCGACGATGGTGAGGCCCCACACGCGGCCGTTGACCGTGACGTACAGGTACTCGCCACCCGTTGCCTTCGCCAGCTCGAGCCCCTCGAACGTCTCGGGGGTCATGCCGACGAACTCGGGACGGACGCCGCCGCCTGCGAAGCTCTTGGTGATCATGCGGCGAACGGTGTCCGCGATGCTGTCACCAGCGACGCGGGTGTGCGCCGTGGTGCCGGTCGCGGCGATGATGCCGTCGATCTCGTTGCCGGTGCCTGCGCCCCAGAGCAGCGCGAGGTCCTCTGCGTAGTTGAGGCCGTAGATGCCGTCAACCGTGAGCAGGCCCTCCATCTCGCTGTAGTCGTTGAGCATGTTCTTGGTGACGGGGATCCAGTGCGCGAGCGTGCGAGCCGTCCACGTCTTGAGCTCGTAGGTGACGGCGCTCTCCGGCTTGGCCGGGGACGTGACTTCATCGGACACGAAGTCAGCGTTGTTGGTGCGCACCGTCTGGCTGAAGTACTCGCCGTTGTTGGACGACGCCGAAACCTGCGTGAACACGTCGCGGATCAGGAGCTGGCGCTGCGGGAGCAGCACGCCTTCGTTGCGCTCAGTCGGGATGAGGTTCTGACCGCCGGAGGTGGTGTGACCCACGAGCGTCTTGAAGTCGGCCGGGCTCATGGTCGCCATGTGGCGGCCGTCGAAGCCCTTGAACTCAGCGCGGTTGCCGAGGATCTGCTCGGCCATGCTCTTGCGCACGGGCTGCGGCTCGGTGTTGTGCGGCACGACAGCGGCGGGCATGTCGAGCACGTTTGTCAGCCTACCCGCGGCCTCGAGCGCCTTGACCTGCTCGCTGCCTTCCTCGATCTCGTGGCGCAGCTCGTCGAAGCGCACCGCGTCGTCGCCGGTGATGACGCCATCGAACTTCTCAGCGATCTTGCGCATCTCGTCGGCTGCGGCCTTGAGAGCCTTTGCCTTGCCCTCAACGAGGGTGTCTACGGACATGGTTGTTCCTTTCTCGTGCGTCGGATGAAAGTGCGGTGCCAGCGGGTCGTTCGTCTGGGTGCTCCCGGTCCGTACCGGGTGGGAGCGGTCCGACTACACGAGTGCGGCGAGCGCGAGCGCGGCATCTTGCAGCATCTTCGCTGCGTCGTCTGCCGCTATCGTCGGGATGATCTCGTCATCCTTGACTTCGGGTGTGAGCGCGTCGGCGAGGTACACCGCGGCCTCGAGCAGGTCGGCGATGTCATCGTCGGCCAGGAGCGACAGGTCGGCATCGAGGATGCTCTGCGCGAGCGACTCGTACTCCTCCGGCTGTGCCTTCACGCCGTCGATCATGGAGGCGGCGTTGGCGGGGAACGTCACGAGTGACACCTCGTAGAGCTTCGCCTCGGTGATGTGCCGGATGCCGTCGTCGTCGTTGTACGCACCGCCTGATGCGATGCTGAAGCCGATGGACAGGCCGAGCGGCCGGCGCGTCTGCTTGGCGATCTCATACGCTTCCTCGGCACGCTGCACGCCCTTGTAGAGTTGGCCGTCAGCGAGGCGCAGGGAGTTGTCAGTCTCCTCGAACACGCCGTCGCCGATGACCTCGTAGGTGTCGTGCTGCCACAGAAGCGGGCGCACGTCATCACCCTTGAGGCTGCGCTTGAACGCGCCCGCCTCCACGATGTCACCCACGCTATCGACGATGCCGTACACGTTCGCATCACCGACGATGACGCCGGTGCGCTCGTCTGCCTCCTTCGTCTCCGTGACCGTGAAGGCGTAGGTCTTGTGCAGGATCGTCTCGTTCGTCTTGCGTCGAGGCATGTCTCGCTCCTTCCTAGCCCTCGGGGGCAACGTCGTAGAGGCATACGCACCGGCAGTTGATAACGGATCCGGCATCACCGGACGGGTCGCCCGGATACGCGAGGCCGTTGCTGAATGAGTCGTCGAACTTGACGACCTCGCCGTCGATCATGTGCTCGTCACGCACTAGACCGTCACCAGCCGACAGCCACTCCTTCGTGAGCGGCGTCTCAGCGTTCGCTTGTGCGGCGCCCAGGTTGTCGCCCTCGTTGAGTGCGCCTATCGTCTCGGTGCGTGCGATTGTGGCCGCTCGTGTGGCGGCCGTCTGCGTGCCGATGGGACCGACCTCGCCGACGATGGAGTCTGCAACCTCACGGATCGTCTGCCCGGCGTCGATGCCGCGTGAGACGAACGCGCGTATGGTGTCCTTCGTCGTCTGCGTGACGCTCCCCGCCAGCTTCGATACACGCTCGAGTACGGCCTCGAGCGCGTCAGGGTGCGTGATGTCGAAGGCGGGTGTGACGGCCTTACGCTCATGTGCGGGTGCAGCCTTGCCGACGTTGCGCATCGCATCTTCGGCGGCGTCGAGCATCACGTCGCGGATGACATCGGCGAACGCTGCCTTCCACGCCTCGGCGTCGATGCCGGAGGTGGCGGCCTTCACGACGGCTGCCTGCGTCGGTGAATCGCCTAGCTTGCCGAGCGCATCCTCTGCCGCAGCACGTTCGGCTGCGAACACCCGCGCCGCCCTGCGTGCGAACGACGCTTCGAGCGAGCGCGCCTTCGTGTCGAACGTGACGAGCTTCACCTCACGCGGCGTCGTGCCCTTGCGCTCAGTGGCCTTGTTGCCGTCGTCATACGACGTGAGCGCGGTCAGTCGTGCGCGCATCGCCAACTCGGGGATGTCATCGGCTCCCGGCTGCTTGCTGTCCGCGAGGTCGATGCCGAGCGAGGATGCGATAGCGCGGCGTTCGGTGACTGATGCGATGGACGCGATGGAGGCGAGCGTTGTCTGTACCCGCTGCGCCTTCTCAAGCGGCGTGTCGTCGAACACGTCCACGGTGGAGTAGTCGAATCTGAGTGCGGCTATCGGCAGGCCGTACAGCGGGCAGAGCGCCATGCCGACGGCTTCCTCGATCATGTGGTGAGCGGGCGTGAGCTTGTTCGCGTAGAGGATCTTCCGCTTCTCGCGGTAGCTGTTGCCAGCAAGCCCTTCGCCCTTCGCGGCTGTGACGTAGAGTTGCAGCAACTCGGCGGGGATGCCGTAGCTTCGTGCGACCGCCAACTCGAGGCGATCCTTCAGCGGCCCCAAGTCAACGTCGGCGAGCTTGCTGCCGAGTTCGATAGTCGACACGTGCGCGCCTGAGATGACGCCGACCTTGCCGACGTTCTCGGCGCCCATGACCTCATCGTTGATCTGCGCCTGCATCTGCTTCGCGGTGTCCTGCGATGCCTCTACCGCGATGACAGCCGACGGTGCGCCGCCGTTTTGCAGCATGTAGTCGAGCCACACGCTCGCGTTGTCGTTCATGCGGATGGACTTCACCACGTCCATGAGCGGGGAACGGTGCGCCCAGATGTCATCTGAGTCGGGGAAGTAGCAGCGGACGACGACGATGTTCTCATCGACCGGCACCCACCGCGTACCGTCACGCCACTGGTAGCCGCTGATGAAGCGGCTCCTGTCGCGGATGGGACGCACCTCACTACCCGGCTTCGTCCACCACTCGGCGACCTCGCCACCGACGGTGAGCACCGCGAGGATGTACGCGCCACCCTTGTCCGGGCCGGAGAGGTAGTCGCTCACCAGCCGCCACATCATCGTCTGCGTGATGTGATCGTTCGGGTGTGCGAGTGCGACCGACAGCGGGTGCGTGTAGTCCGGCTCGTCGCCGTCGAACACCACGAGTGGCGGCTCGGCGAGGTTGGTGCGCCAGATGTCACGCGCGGCGGCTACCAACTCGTCGGTATGCTCGGCCAAGTCGAACGCCGTCTGATGCGTGACGGGACGCCCGCTCATGCCGAGCGGCACGAGGAACTGCGCGCCGGAAGTCTCGGGGTACTCCTGCGCTGCCTTCTCGCCGCGGAGTGCGGCGTATGCGTCACGGATGCGGCCCATGTGGTCTCCTAGTCGTTACAGCAGGACGCCTGGTCGCGGGGAACGAGACCATCGCGCACCCGCGCGCAGTCGGGACAGAGGTAGGCGTCGTCGGGAACCTCCTGCAGCACGGGGTCGATAACCTTGCCACAGAGTGAGAAGCACTTGCCGTCGTACCAGGCGAGTTGCAGGTGGCACATCTTGTTGTCGGACGTGATGAGCGTCATACAGGCCTCCTCGGGGCGTTGTGTCAGAACGCGAAGTCGATCTCGCGCTCGAGCATGAGTTCGGTGAGCGCCCAGACGAGCGCATCGAGGCGGTCGGGTGATTCGGCGCCGGGGATGTACGAACACTGTTGATCTTCGAGTTCATCGAAGCGCCCGACGTGGTGTATCCGCCCCTGCTCGTAGAGGCTTGCGATCGGCTCGGCTCTCGCCGCTTTGCCCTTCTGCGCATGGACGGGCTTGTAGCTCACGGTCGAGTCGATTGTGTGTACGGTCAGCTCGACCATCTCGCCGCCGTTGTTGACCTCGGCCACGAGCCGGTCTGCGTGGTGCGTGTGGTACGCAGTCACGGCTTCCGTAGCCCATGCCTTCGGCGTGTCTCTGCGTGAGTGGTCCGCGAGCACGTAGCCGTGTCCGTCCGCGCCGAGGCCCGCCACGATGATGCCGCACTCGGCCGAGTCGTTCTTGCTCGTGACTGACGGGTCCACACCCACGACGATGCGCCGTAGATCGGGGGCTTCTGTGACACGGTGTGTGTCGATGTCCGCACGCGCCCATGCAGCGCCAGGTACGTCGTCGAGCAGTTCGGCTAGAAGCTCCTGCCGGCCGAGCCGCGTGCCTTCGTACTTCGTGATGACCGCGGCGCGAAAGACAGGTGCGAGGTTGTCGAGGTTCTCATACGTGGTGCCAGTCGTGACGGCGGTAGTTGATGCGGTGATCAACTCGCGGATGAGCTTGAATGGTTTCGGCGTGGTGGTGACGATGCACCGGGGATCGTGCCCGAGTCTGAGCCCGAACATGAGGTTGGACCATGTGGTGTCTTCCTCGGTACCCCTGGGTGCGTCCTTCCACTTCGCTGCCTCATCACACCACGCTACGTGATGCTGCGGGCCTCGCAAGAGTCCAGGCTTCTCCGCCGAGTACGTCTTCGCCTTGCTGCCGTTCGCCAGATACAGCTCGCCCATCGAGCGGTTCCAAGCCGTCTCAACGCTGCCACCCCGTAGATCGGAGTCGTCGAACAGGCGCAGCAGACCGCTCTCCTCGCCCTCCACCATCGTGTCGCGTGCGTCAGCGATAGTCTCGGCTACGAGTGCCGCGTGCCAGCCTGGGTTAGCCAGCAACGCTGCTTTGATGTACTCGGCACCCGTGCGCGTCTTACCCCAACCTCGGCCTGCGAGGATGAGCCACACGAACCACTCACCATCAGGCGGCATCTGCTCGGGTCGAGCGGTGAATCGCCATGACGCAAGCAGGGCGTCGAGTTCGGCCTCAGTCAGCTTCGCTATCTTGAGCGCCTTCGCCCGCTGCGCGCCTGTCAGTGACGCGAGCGATTGCAGCATCGAGTCGTGTGAAGGCATCGGTGACATCTACCTCCACGGGACCGCCATCCTTGCCGGTAATCTCGATAGCCTGCTTGTCGCGCCACTCGTCATGCGCCCGGTTGTTGAGCCACATGGCGATAGCCTTCATGTCGCCTGAGTTGGCGAGTGAGTACAGCTTCGACTCGGGCAGCGCGTCGGACATCTCCCTCGCGCGCGTGACCACGGCGCAAAACTCGGTGTGTTCCTTCATCCACCGCTTGACTGTTGCGGTATCCACATCGCACGCGACTGCGATCATGCGGAGTGTCGCGCCCGTACCCGCTGTCGCCATGACGAGCGGCAGGTGCTTCTCAGCGTTGTACTTCGTCGGCCTGCCTCCCGGCATGATGCTCACGTCCTTTCGGACGGGTCGTGTGTGGTGTTTCCCTGACGGCTCACGGCGTCCCGTGCAGGGTGCGGTCGGATGTGCGAGTGCGCGGGTTCTAGTCCCTCCGTATCCGGCAGTCGGGAGACGAAGCGCACCGCGCCGCTGGTCGTAACCAGAGGCAGGTTGTACCGCATGGGTATCAGGCCATGCGGCGTGAACGTTGCCGCCCCTCCGTGGGGTGCGACCCCCGCTTGTGGCGTGGTCGAGGCGGCAATCTGTCATTCGTGGGCGTGCTGGCCGTGGCGTGGTACGGCACCCGTACAGGCGGGGCCGTCGGAGTCGCACGCTGATGCTACCGGGCGCGTATGCCCGTCCTCGTCACGTTCGTAGGTGGTGTGGGCGGGTTCGTAGCAGCGGCTCTCCCCGGTAGAGGATGCCGTCACGCAGTAGATGCAGTCGCGTCCACGCATGGCTCTGCCTCCCATGTCACGCAGATGTGCGGGTCGCTCTTGTCGTAGCGGGGTACATCGTCGTGACAGAGCGCACGGAAGTCGTCGTCGTAGGCGATGCCCTTGAGCGAGTCGAGCAGCAGCTTCTTGGTGTTGTCGAGATCGCGGCGGCGTCTGTCGGGCCATGTCACCCGTACCGTGACGCGCACCCACGTCTCGAGCGGTTGGGCCCCGGCACGCTTCGCGGCGGATCGTGCGAGTGTGGATGCGACCGCAAGCCATGAGCGGGCTTCGGCGGTGAGTACGCGCCGCCCCTGCCGGGTGGTGACGTGGCAGTGGTTGACGCTCGGGCAGAGGGGCAGCTTCACGGTGACGGTCACGCTGCCTCCTCGGGGCATACGAAAGCCCTCGCGCCACCTGCCGTTAGCAAGCGATGCGAGGGCTCATGTGGTTGCGGCATCTCGACCGCTGGCACCGCACGAGCGGTGCGCTTCACGCCTTGCGGCGAGTGATGCTGTTGCCCGCTTGGTAGCCGCCGAGGGGGGGTGGGCAGCTCGCGCCGGAGCGCGACGGGCGGAGGGAGGAACACGCGCAGCGGAGGCGCGGTGCTCGTATTCAGAGCCGAATAGCAGATGCCGCCCGGTGTGGACGGCATGAGGGTGTGTTCGGCTAGAGGATGGACGGCTCGCGTGCTCCGTCTGACGGCCTGCCCCGCTTGCGGCATTACCTCATTCTAGCACGGTCCGTCAACACTCTCGCCTAGCCGTGGATCACTCGCTCGGCGTCCAGCACGGCCAGTGTGTCGCGCACGTACTCGGCGTGGTGCATCGGGTCCGCTTCGTTCTCCTTGCGCGACTCGCGTTGTGCGTCCTCGAGCCGCTCTAGCGCGTACTCGAGGCTGACGCGGCTCATGACGCCATCGAGGTACGCCCGCACGGTGTCACCGAGTAGCGTCGCGGCGAACATCAGCTCCTCGTCGATGATGCGGTGCTCGTGATCCGTCATGGCTTCATCACTCGCTCGACGTTGTCGTAGGCGGCGTCGTGCTCGTCGCTGACGTAGGCGGTGAACCGATGCGGCCTGTATGCCTCATGCTCCGCTACCAGTGCGTCATAGCGGGCGAGGATGCGGTCTAGGGCGTCTTGCAGCCAACAGTCGTGCGCTCCCTTTGGACGTCGGCAGTTCTCGCTGTACGCCGTCTCGTCCTCGCCAGTACACATCTGGCACATCCTGTCCCGCACCAGCCGCACGTCCTCATCGTGAGTCATCGGTGTCCTCCAATCACTCGCTCGGCGTTGTCGTGGGCATCGCGTGTGGCGAGTATCTGGCCCCACGGCTGTCCCGTCATAATCGGATGCTTCGCGGCGTAGAGGTCGCGCACGGTCTCATGCTCCGCTACCAGTGCGTCATAGCGGGCTAGGATGCGGTCGAGGGCTTCGTCAGTGTCTAGGCTATATCCGTCAGCGAAGTCGATGTGCGCTTTCACCAGCCGCACGTCCTCATCGTGGGTAGGGTCAGTCATCGGATGGCTCCTGTTCTTGGACGGCGCATAGCGCCTTGAGTAGTCGTACCAACAGCCCGTATCGAGGCTTGCAGCAGTAGAAGCCCTCGTAGCCGTAGGGCGGCTTCACGGAGCGGCAGCAACGCACGCAGAAGTCACACTTCGAGGACGCACTACGGTGGCGAGCCTCTGGATATGGCGACAGCATTGGGCGAGGCTTTGGCTTGGGCCGCATCGTCTTACGTGGCTCATACGGTGACGCGCTATGCGCGGTCATTCTCCTACCTCCTTCGTGAGTGGGGCGAGGTGCGCGTCGAGTTCGGATTCGCAGCCGTCCTCGTGCAGCAGACGGTGTGCCGCCTCTGCCGTCGCTATGAGTGCGGCTATGGTGTCGTCGGTGAGAGCGGCTTCCAGAGTGCGCCACAGGCGATCGTACTCAATCCGCAGTCTCCCGATTGGCAGACCAGCGGCGAATGCCTCGCGCAACTGCCTACCCGCCTCCGCCTTCGTGTCCAGCAGCCGCCGCAGTTCGGGTACGGTTGTCGGGCGATTGAGCGCCGCAATCGGATGATTGTCGGGCAATTGCATCACTCACCTCCTAGTGCGTCGTAGAGGGCGTGTACCGACTTGTGTAGCGCGTCTACCATCTGGCATATCGCCTGTTCGGAACAGGCATGGCACGCACTCTTGTCTTGGCAAGGAGCGGTGGCCTGGAAGTAGTCGTTTGCGCCCCCTGCCGCCTTCGCCACCGCGCAGAACGCCTCGATGGTGGCGGGGTCGTTGGCGGCGATGTGGCGTGCAAGCGGGTCGCCCAGCATGATGCCCTTGGCGACTTCCACATCTAGTAGTGACAGGTGCTGCATCGCCGCCTCTGCCAGCGCCTCATGCGCCTCGATGAGGTCGGTCAGTGTGTCGGTCACTTCTCCTCCTTCGGGTTGGGATGACGCATAGCGTCATGGGCGGGGTCAGTCATCGGAAGGCTCCTCATTTCCGGTGCTGCCGTGGTGGAGTAGGTTGTCCACCATCCACCCGTAGCCCCAGAACCCCCGACTCTTGGCACGGATGCGACGGGCTTCCCGCGAATCAACCTCGCGCACTTCGATGTTGGCGTACCATCCGTCATCCCACGAGTAGCCGTGGTGTCCGAGCAGCGCGGCCCCCTTATCGCACGCGGCCTTACTCTGTCCCAGGTTCTTCACGATGGCGAACAGTTCACAGTCGCCAGTCCACTTCCCGTTCCAGGTGTTCCGGCCTGGCATGGTCAACACGAACGCTAGTATCATTTTGGGTTGCTCCTTCTCTGGACGCTATGCGTCCGTGTCATTGTCCTTCGGGTTGGTGGACGCGCATAGCGCGTGGTCGAGTGCGTATGCGTCGTACTCGGCACAGAAGCCTCGGCACACGTCCATGAGACGTTCGGCGTCCTCGCGCCCGATGAGCGTGCAACCGTAGTGGCCGTACTTCTTGGCCTCGCGCCCGAACAGGTAGCGAATGGCGTGTGGGATGCGCTTGTACCACGGCCAGTCCTCGGACATGAACGAGTCCATGTAAAGTTCGGGCTCCCATCCGAGGTGAGTGTTACCTACAAAGCGATGCACGATGACGGAATCGCGCGGGTCGCCACACTGACATTCGATGAACGTAGTGACGCTATGCGCGTTCACAGCCCCTCCTCCCATGCCACGATCCGTGCCGCGCAATCGGCGGTGTCCTCGTCGGCGCAGAAGTAGCGGTCGCATCCAGGGTAATCGGCTAACTGTAGCGGGCAAGCGTCGGCGTTCACGAGCAGCGTTGCGAGTCGGTTGCAGGTGGGGCAGGCGTGACGCTCGGCTTCGAGTGCCTTGAGGTACTGCACCGCGTCACGGGCATCATCCAGTGTGCGTGCCAGGAACAGGTCGTGGTCGTTGAGCATCACGCGCACACCGATTGCGTAGTAGCCCCTCATCGGCGCACCGCCTCTCGTGCGGCGGGATGGAGTGGCGACGGTGGCCCCGCCTTAAGTGCTTCCAGTAGCCGTACCGCGCTCTCGCCACCTTCACGAGCAACGATTCCAGCAACGGCCTCCCACTCATCTGCGCGTGCGTTGGCGGTGTCGAGGTCGGCTTCGAGTGCTTCGATGTGGGCGGCGAGGCGTATGGCCTCGTCGTTGTGCCGAGGCATGATGTTGGTGCAGCAGCCGTCAGCACAGTCCCACACTTCCTCGCACGCTTCGATGATGTCCATATCCTCGCGCCAGTCGTAGCCGCTACTCATGGCGCACCGCCTCTCGTGCAGCGGCGAGGCGACAGCGCACGCACCTGTCCACATCCCCGCCACAGCCGCCGTCCTCTACCGTCATACCGTCTGCTGACCAGACGAGCGGCTTGTGGAGTGGTGCGTTCGGCGGACAGGCTGCTATGTACTCGTCTGATGCCAGCCAGTCCCGCTCGGCTTCGGCAGTGTCGAGATCGGCAAGGAGCAAGCGTGCCTCTGCCGTGTTGATTGCGCCCAGTCCATTGTCTAGCGACTCGCGCAGGTCGGCGTACTTGTCGCTCACTTCGCCACCGCCTCTCGTGCAGCCCAATCCAGCCACAGCGGAACCGTAGCTTCACCTTGCTCGTTGAGCGTGAAGTGGCTGTGGCGACCCATTGGCTCCCCATCTAGTGACAGGCGGCGTGCAAGCACCATA